GATTGTAACAGTGGCGATTGGAACATTACATCTTTCTCCAACGGCTGTTTTAACACCGAAGAGCCTAAAATCTATCTATTTGACAAGCCGTCAGATTGGACTTATAGAGATTGGGCTAATAGCGACGCAAGATACATTTTAAACAATATGCCGACTGATGATATTTGTTGGGTTTATAGCGAAGATATGACGGATGAAGAGAAAGAAAAACATCCTGAGCACGAAACAACAGGTGGTTTTTTGAGAACTCAAAACAAGTCAAGTGAGCGACAAACTTGGTGGAAGCGTCTCGATGAACGTAGGAAAAAAGAAGTCAAGTCCATTCCAAACTTTGACGCAAAGATTTTTAAGGAAATCACAGGTATTGAGGTAGGCGAGGACGAGTAATGGCAGGCACGAAAAAAGACACTCCGAAGAGTGCCCAAACACAAAAGAATCTTATCATAGAGGAACGCCTACTGTCAATTCTAGGAAGCAAGCCTAAGTCTAAAAGCTATCTAGTAGGAATGATAGGCGAGAACGAGCGAACGATAAGACTTGCTATAAGAAGCCTAAGAGAACAAGGCTATCCGATATGCTCCCTGACACACGGCAAAGGCTATTGGATGGGAAGCAAAGAGGATGTAAGAGCAACAGTAATCCAGCTAAGGTCGAGAGCATATAAGTTGCTCAGAGTAGCTAAGGTAATGGAGGGAATAGACCCTAATCAAATAACGATAGAGGAGATAGCAAATGTATAAATGGTGCGAAAGCTGTAACGAAGCCGTCGAGCCTAGACGAACAACAGACTATGCAAGATACGGCGAATACACAAAAGAGGAAATCGTTCTTACTTGCCCTTACTGTGGCAGAGAACTTTACGACAACGCAGTCAAGTGTGGCTGTGGCGAATATATGAAAGAGGGCGAGGATATGTGCGAAACTTGTTCGAGCGAGATTGACGAAACCATCAAAGAAATAGAGGAATGGTTAAGAAATAGAGGACACGAAAACCCTATAGAACTAATAGGAGAGAGGTTGGACAAATGGGATTAAAGTTTAGAAAACTAAGAGCAGATGAGATTGATTGCAGGGTGCAGTCAGTCACAGAAAAGGGATTGATATTACTACTGTATAAAGATGCAAGGTGCGATATGAACATCCTTGACGAAACAGTGGGTCCTGAAAATTGGCAAAGACACCACGAGGTAATTAAAGAGAATCTGTTTTGCTCAGTAGGTATCTACTTTGAAAATCGAAAAGATTGGGTGTGGAAGCAGGATGTCGGAACGGAAAGCTTGACTGAGAAAGAAAAAGGGGAAGCGAGCGATAGCTTTAAGAGAGCGTGCTTTAATTGGGGAATAGGTAGAGAACTATACACGGCACCATTCATTTTCATAAATAAGACCGACTGTAACATTGTTCAAAGGAACGGAAAACATCAATGCTTCGATAAATTTATCGTAAACCAAATCGCTTATGATGACAACGGCAAAATTTCCGATTTAAGCATAGTTAATACTAAAAGCAATGTAGTTGTCTACAAGATGGGCAAAGCCGTTTCTAAAGGCAAAAAAACGGCTCCTAAAGAGCCGTTAAACGATGAGCCGATAGACCTATCCGAAGAACTAGCTACACCGACCGAAAAAAAGACATATATTGAACTTTGCAAGGCTATGAATCTTGACGCAACAGAGATTTTAAAAAAGACAGGATGGACAAGTGGACCGATGACAAAGGAACACCACGGCAGAGCCTTAATCATCCTAAGAGATATTGAGAACGGCAAGGAGCAGTAATGAAATCAATCATTCAAAGCGAGCGAGAGTGCTTTATCTGTGGCAGTCCTTATGTAGAAGAACATCATATTTTCGGTGGTGCGTATCGAAAGAAAAGTGAGCAGTACGGCTTAAAGGTTTTCCTTTGCCACTGTGACCACAACGAGCCACCGAACGGTGTTCATCACAACAAATCAGTAATGCAATACTTTCACGAACTAGGACAGAGAGCCTTTGAAAAGCACTATCCAAACAAAGATTTTAGAAAGGAGTTTGGGAGAAATTACTTATGAAAATACAAGATATTCAGCTAAGGCTTTTATATCAAGTCGACCAAATATCAATCAATCTCCCTAAGGGTCAGCACAGACAAATCCTGGAACTAATCGACGGCATAAAGATTGACACAAACAAGGACTATGACATCATCATCAAGCCTAAATCAAAACGCAGAAGCCTTGACGCTAACGCGTACTTTTGGACACTTGTTGGAAAGCTAGCAGATAAAACAAGGCAGATGAAAACTGACATATACCGAAAGTTAATCTCCGAGGTCGGAGTATTTGAGATAGTGCCGATAAAGGCTGATGTTGTGGAGCATTGGGTCAAGGTATGGGAGAAGCACGGTGAGGGGTGGATATGTGAGGACTTGGGCGAATGTAAGAACTTTAAAGGCTATCACAATATCAAAAGCTACTACGGAAGCAGTACCTATAAAACCGATGAAATGTCAAGGCTTATAGATAGTGTGGTTTACGAGTGCAAAGAGAAAGGAATCGAAACTCTGACACCTGCAGAACTAGAGAGGTTAAAGGAACAATGGACGGATGGATAAGAGTACAACGAAGCATTGTGGAACATTGGCTATGGCAAGATGAACCATATTCTTTTGGGCAAGCGTGGATAGACCTTTTACTAACGGCTTCGTGGAAAGACCATAAATCATATTTTCACGGAGAACTGGAACTCAAAAAAGCAGGAACAGTCTACACCTCTAAAAGGTATCTAGCTGATAGGTGGAAATGGAACAGACGCAAACTTGATAAATTTTTAAACGCGTTAGAGGGTGACAAGATGGTCGAAATAAAAAGTACAAAAAACTGCACCACTATAAACATTGTAAATTACACGATGTATCAAGATGCGCGTG